AGTATTAACTCACCAACATCAAATGTTCCCACTACATCTAATGGTTCGTATTTTACTTTTTCTTCGATGTGAATACTTCTTTTAATAGGACTCTCTGGTAATTGCATATCAGCAAGTTTATCTTCATACATAGACATTGCTTTTTCTAAATCAGCATGTACTAATGTTCCAAGTCTTAATAACCTAAATGACTTATCATCTTTTGCGTCAGATGGAAAATCATAATAGGAATACATTTGTTTTCTATAGCAACTACCAGCAGATGAAGCGTGAAAGACATGCTTGTCTCTCTTTCGTAATGAATCTTCATGATTTAGATAGGCACTATAAATGGCTTTTATATCCATTGTTATTTCTCCCTTAGTGCGTTGTAAATTTAATAATATCAAGGTTTAGAGTCAATCGAAACATAGGCTGATGCTGTTTGTTCGGTCACCTGCAACATGGTTCGGAACTTAAACACCAACCTACATTTCTTTTTGCTTAGGTTAGCAAATACTAAAACCTCCAGATTGTTCACAGAACTTTGCAAATTCCATTACAAAATCAATATCGAATTTGTAACTATTGTAAAATTCTTTATCTTTTTTATCTTCCATTTCTGATATAAACTTTTCTCTTCCTTTTTCAAATTTATGAAGGTTGCCATCTTTTAATGCATTTTCTAATTTATCTGATATTTTTTGTGCAGTTTTTTCATCATATTCATATCCATCGTTATAAGTGCCTCTTTTAATATCCTCTTCAGATAATATATCATCACAAAAATAAGCAACACATTGCCATAAAGGTCTCCAATACCATACATTTGCTCTAAAATAATCTCCATTTTCTGCTTTAGGATTAATCCCATATACATCCATTCCCATTTATCTATCCTCCAATTCATCTAAAACATTATTTAATGTTTCATTTATGATGTCTATTTGTTTATTTGTATTTTCAAATTTTATATTTATATACCATCGTAATAAATAATGATATACTATTAATAAAACAGCGATATAAACTAAAGTGAATACATCAAATCCGTTTTCTGATAATGATTGTAGCCAAAATTTCATATTAATCTCCTTTTATGTATTTTATTGTGTTTGATATTAATTCTCTAAATGCATAAATGCATAATGAGAATATAAAAAGTCCTATTGCAGAACATAAAAATGCTAAACTGAATATAAATAAATCTAATATCCATTCTGATATATCAATCATTATCATCACCACTCCTTTTTTTTCCAAAATTTCTCATCCAATCAGATAAATATTTTTGAGCAATTGGTTTTGCTAATTCAAAATCATTTTGTATATATTTAACAGCTCCAAACATATTTGTTTCACCTGATTCTCTTAAATCATCTAAATACAAAAACACTTCATTCTTTAGATAATCGTAATCTTTATCTGTAAATTTATTTTTACTCGCTATCATACTTATCTCCTTTTATTATTAACATTCCATGTTTATCACCAAACAATTTCATACATGGTTTGCAGTTTTTAGTTACTTTCTTTGTTATTTTTGTTTGACCAGAAACTCTTATACCTTTTTCATCAGTTTTTTCATAACAATAAAAACATTCATATACTTTCATACTTTCTCCTTTAAAATTATTGGGGTGAGTGCATATCTGCAAGCCAACCGAATTAAACAATATTTACTTATCATTCTTTTCAATTAATATTTTTACACCCCAATAATTATTATTTTACCAAAGCTTTATTGGTGTTCTATTATTGTAATTATACACATCTTCAATCATCCTAAGATAATCGTTTATTCTTGTACAATGTACAAATCGAGTAGGTATTTGTTCAATTTTCCTTATTAATACTTCATGTTTAAAATCTGGATGAGTTAATAAGTCAATATAAACAGCTAAGAATGTTCTATGTCTATATACTTTATCATTGTATTGCCTAAACTCTTGTATTTTCCCAAGAACATCGTGAACAAATTCAAGTGATTGAGTTACTTTAAACTGTCCTCTTCTAAATTCATCACACATTGTTTTATCATTCCGACCAGCCAATACACCTATTAATGTAGAGATAGGATACTTGTATTGTTTTTTGAATCCAGCTAATATTTTATACTCATGCATCCCTCTATTGCAATAATGATGTAATGAATCATTTAAGTTCCATTTATCTTGTACAGAATTAACTAATCCTATATCATCAAGAGTCATATTAGAGAATCTATAATAAATAGGTATTTTCATATCCATACAAGTAATAAACCTGTGTTGTCCTTCAACAATAATTAATTTATTGTCATCATTTAACACTACTTTTATTTCATTCTCATGTGTAAGGTCGTTTCTTTCTATTTCCACTCTAAGATTAGCAATTTTATTAGGTCGAATAGTTCTATTACTTTCTACTAATAAGAATCTATTGTAATCTTCTTCATCTGTACCTGTTTTAAATATAGGAACCATAGTAATTTCATCTGAACCAACAGCTTGTTGTTGATTTGCATTTAATTTTATTTCTTTTGAAGGTGTTTTCATTTTATTGTCCTTTATGTTATTTATTTTATAGAATACCAATATTTATAGCCACAATCATCATCCCAAACACTTTGCTCTTCAAACTTTAGTTTACTATGTTGTTTTACATAATATTGGTCATTTGAGTGTATTGGTTTCCAATATCCTATTTTAAAATATCTATTCCCATTTAAATCATTTCCAAACTTCACAGTATTATATTTTTTCATTTTTAATAATAATTTAGCTTTTTCTTCTTCTTGTTTTGAATTGTTTTGTAATATTTTTGTTTCTTTTAATGTGTATTTACCATATTTAGTACCAAATTTATTCTTAATCAATTCTTTTTCAATATTCATACCATCTTGATGTCTCAATGTGTGAATTATAGCAGCTAACCTGAAGCATCCATATCTTTCTAAAGCATCTATTGGTGTGATTGGTTGACCTGATTCAAGATGTTGTTTTATTTTACTTTTCTGTGTTTCTCTTTTCATTACTTTCTCCTTTATTAGTTAATGCATCAATTTTATCTGCAAATTCTTGGTCTTTTTGTTTTTGAGTTTTATCTAGGCCTAATACCCATTCTAATGCTTTTATATATCCATAATTTTCATCAGAAATAGGAGGTCTAACTTTGCGATTTGCACATTTTTTATAAGTATTAAGTAATTTTTCAAATATTTCATCTTTATGTTTTACATATATTGATTGTTTACTCATTTATTACTCCTTGTTATTATTATTTATTGTTAATAAGCACAAGCCAAACTGTTTTGGATTTAGTCTGAATAAAATATCAAATACATTGTGTCTGGCTTGCACTTAATGATAGGGCACTGCTACTATAGACGATGCGGAGGTCTACTTTACCACATTGTAGTTGTGAGTGGAAGGGAACAGTGCCCATAAATTCTAGAGCCGCATTTTTGTTACAAGGTAGCGGCACGCATTTTTCAGCACCTTGTTTCGCTATGAGCCTGGCTTGCGATGTTTTGGCATTATCTTAATGCGACCATGAGGTATTACTACAACTCCAACTATATTGCCAGCTTTTGTTCCTTCAGGGTATGAATCTACTACTAAATCTGGAGCCCAAGATTTTATTTCATTGACTGTTAAATCCATTATTTTTGTTTCCTTTCTTTTTTCTTTTTATTTCTAGCAATTTGATTTGGAGTTCTTCCATTGGATTTTAATTGTTCATTTAATTTATGTTTCTTTTGCTTATTTGTTTTACTTGGTCTCATTATGTTTCCTTTATTGTTTATTATATGGGTCATATTGATTAGATAGTTCTAACCAATTGTTATCTAAGTATTCCTTTAATTCTTTGTATCTTAACGAATTATTAATATTCCAACCATTCTTTTTGTAATGTCTTTCCATACCTTTAATTATTTGTATTAACTGCATAAAATTTAATTCTTCGGGATTAGCATATTTATTATTCATAATTATATTCCCAACATCTGCCTTACTTCTAGGACTAAACGAAGAAACTCTAGTATTAAATATAGAGTCCAGAATTGTAATGAAAATCTTAGAAATCTTTTAATATTTGTTGTCATTGTATAATCCTATAGTTGTTGACCAAGTTAATAGTAAATGTGTATTATAAATAGAAATAAAGTATATATATATTATAATGAATAAGAATAAAAAGAGAAAAAAAGGGGGATTAAGGTTCCCCCTAGACCTATGATTGGTTACATTCCCTCATCAAGTGCGAGTGTATCCATTGCTTGGGTTGCATCAGAGTTCTCTAGATTAGAAACAGTCTCTGCGTCTGCGAGATATTGAAACCCAGACCCTTGATGCTTAACAAGGTTGTATTCAGTCCCGTCTACATTCACTGTTCCGTCTGATACTTTTGCCTCGATAGGTACAATCTTCTTACCTTCTTCAGTTGTTACAGGTGCTACGACCCTTATTGTTCTTGCCATAGTATTCTCCTTATATGGTTTATTGTTAACTAAAAATCGGATTTTCATAATCCGCCAGAAAGGTTTACGAGCTAATTATATGTATATATCAAAATCCTACAATTTTTTTCCTAAAAGAACTTGGTCACATTTGACTTATGTATTAAATTCAAGGGTGGCAGGGTTAAGGGATTTAATAATAATGTGTAGTTTTTATGGCGAAGGAAATTAAAGAATTATCAAAGCTTCCATTGGAACATCAGAATTACATATTAGAGGCATTATGTAAAAAGTATGAACCTATAGAAATAGATGACAAAGTATATCTTATACCTCCAGAAGTAAACGATTTAATAGATAATCTTGTAATGCAATTAAATAATCTAGATAAAAAAGAAAAAAAATTTGGAAAAGAAAAAAATTAAGAATATTCCTCACTATGTTTATGATAGCATAGACGAGTTTAAAGAACATCATAATAATACGGTTGTTCATCCAGATTGGAGAAAAGCCAATGAAGGTGATTGGGTATATAGCGATGATGACAGAATTATTCAATTGCTAAAAGTATCAAAAGAAATCAACCATCCTCACGATAGAAAAAATTATAAATTTGCAAAAGGTTGGGTTCGGACTATTGTAGGTAGCTTTATAAATAGACCTAATACATTTATGGATACTGATTTTAATGCTCATAGCAATAGATACACATTTAGTAAAACGATAAAAAATACAAATGAACAAGTAAAAAAACGTAAAAATGTAACAAATAAAGAAAAAGACTTTGCTACAAATATTGTTGTAGGTATGGGAGCTGTTGATGCGTATAAAAATGCTTATAAAGAAGTATCCGATAAAAAAGCTAGACAAAAAGCAACTGTACTTTTAAAACAGGAGAGAGTGATGAAAGAAATAGAAAAATCAGTATTAGATACTGCAAAAGAACTAGGAATAGACCACGAATATATTCTTGGTAAATTAAAGAATCTTGCAGATTTTAGTGAAGATGATAATATTATTTTACAATCTACAAAAGAATTAGGTAAAATTGTGGGAACCTCTGGAAATACGGTGAAACAAAAAGAAATGGGACTAATAGGAATGTTTCAAGGGTTTTCACCAGAGCAACTTGAAGGAGCATCAAGAAATGAGATACCACAAATAGAAAATAAATCCGAGGAATAATATGAGCTTAGGAGATGACATCCGAAAAGATGCGGATGGGAATGTAATAGGATGTCCACATTGCGGAGCTAGGTCAGTCCATAAAAGTGGGTTTTTATATAGAGCAAATACAAAAAAACAACAATGGAAGTGTACTGCTTGCGGTAGAAAAACAGTAGCTCCTACTATAATAGAAAAAAATCCATTTGAAGTAGAAGAGATAGACCCCGACCATATACCAATAGAAGAATTAATAGAGCATCGACAAAAACAATATAAACAAAAGAAAATATCGAAAGAAAGCAGAAAACTTATAAAAATTAATATTAATATAGATGGGCCTATAGGTATTGCTCATTTTGGAGACCCTCACGTTGATGATGATGGTACGGATATATCTCAAATATTATATTATATGAATATAATTAATAATACAAAAGGGATGTTTGCTGGAAATCTTGGAGATATACAAAATAATTGGATAGGAAGACTTTCAGCTCTATATGGTCAACAATCAACATCTGCAAAAGAATCATGGAGACTTACAGAATACTTTGTAAATAAATTAAATTGGTTATACTTAGTAGCTGGAAATCATGATGTATGGAGTGGAGATGGAGACCCTTTAGATTTTATAATGAGAGGACATCAAGGATTATATGAAAAATGGGGAGCTAGAATGAATCTTGTGTTTCCCAATGGAAAGGAGATAAGAATAAATGCAAGACATACTTTTAAAGGTAACAGTATCTGGAATACTGCTCATGGCGTTGCTCGTGCTGCTCAGACTGGTTGGTCAGACCATGTATTAACTTGTGGACATACTCATGTTTCTGGTTATCAAGTATTAAAAAGTCCTTCTAGTGGTCTTATATCTCATGCATTACAAGTAGCCTCTTTTAAAATAATGGATAGCTACGCAGATAAATTAGGATTAGACGATAAAAATATATTTAATTGTCCAGTTACTATTATTGACCCTCAATATGATGATGATGATAATAGATTAATTACTACAATTTTTAATCCAATTAATGCATCACAATATTTAACGTATCTTAGAAAAAATTATAATAAATTAAAGAATGAAAAAGCTTGATAAATTCATATATAATGCTAAATTAGTAAGAGTTGTTGATGGCGATACTTGCGATGCTCTTATAGATTTAGGATTTGATACTTTTGTAAAAAAAAGAATACGATTTGCTGGTGTAGATACTTGGGAGTCTAGAACCAGAAATCTAGAGGAAAAGAAAAAAGGTTTAGAGGCAAAAAATTATACAAAAAAAATGCTAGAAAGTTCCGATAAAGGAAGCTTTACTTTAAAATCTCACGGCCTTGGTAAGTACGGCCGAGTACTTGGTGAGATTTTTCTAAAAGGACAAGAAATTAGTCTAAACGAATTATTAAAAGAAAATGGCCATGCATATGAATATGATGGTGGCAAGAAAAAACAATTTACTAATAAAGGAATACAAAACGACCCAGAGTGTTAAATGAGCGAATTACAAGAATCAATTATCAGAAGTCAAGTCCTTGTATTGCTCCATAGAAATCAAAATAAATCAAAAAGAATAATAGAAAGATTTTTAAAATGTATAAATGGAGAATACAATGAAGCAAAAAAAATCATTAACGAAACGTAGTCTACAAACAAAAATAGATGATTTAGAAAAAACAATATTATTTATTGCAGATAGATTAAAAAGAGTAGAAGTTGTTTTTGATGATTTTGTAGAAATGACAAAGCAAACTGAAAAATTTGAGAAATACTTAGATGGCAAATATAAACAGTCAGAACATAAACAAAGCTGAAGAAGCTTTACAATTAGCATATAAAGACCTTATATCATTTGGAAAACTTTTTCTTCCAGATGACTTTATGCGAAGTGAGACTCCTTTCTTCCATTATGAAATTGCAGATGCAATTGATGATAAAAATGTAAAACAAACTGCTATTATTATTCCCAGAGGACATGGAAAAACTGTTCTTACAAAAGCATCTATTGTAAAAGATTTTTGCTTTGCAAGTAAAGATAATTTTCTATTCTACGCTTGGGTATCAGCTACACAAAAATTAAGTGTAGGTAATATGGATTATATTAAACATCATTTAGAGTTTAATGATAAAATCAAATATTACTTTGGCCCGATGCGAGGAAAAAAATGGACAGAAGAAGATATAGAGGTAACAAATGGATGTAAACTTATATCGAAAAGTAACGTTGCAGGGATTCGAGGAGGAGCTAAACTCCATAAACGATATGACCTCATTGTGCTTGATGACTTTGAACATGAAGCGAATACAATTACAAGAGAGGCCAGAGATAAGAATGCGAATTTGGTCACGGCTGTTGTATATCCCGCTATTGAACCTCATACTGGCCGTCTTCGTGTCAATGGTACTCCTGTACATTATGACAGCTTTATTAACAATCTTATTAATAATTATGCTAAGGCTCAAGAAGATAAAAAAGAATTTTCTTGGAAAGTTATTACATACAAAGCATTACTTGATGAAAGCACTCCGCTTTGGGAATCATTTTTCCCAATCTCAAAAATAAAAGAAAAGAAAAAATTCTACGCTGATTCTGGTCAACCTCAAAAGTTCTATCAAGAATATATGATGGAAGTAATGAGTGAAGAAGATGCAATATGGAGAAGACAACATATAAAATATTGGGATGGGTATTATAAAAATGAAGATGGGATAAATTATATTGTAAAAAATGGTGAAGAAGTGCCAGTGAATACATTTATAGGATGCGACCCAGCCACAGATATACCT